CATTGGAGACTTTGCTGATATGGAAAGCTTATCTAGTTGGGACAAAGGTAAGAAGTCTGCGGAAGGTAAGCGTGTAATTTATGATATCAATGCTGCTATCGAAGCTATGTGGATTTTGTTAGAGCCTTTGTATAATTTACAGCAAGCAGAATTAGAAGAGTTTGGTGAAGTTCGTTACAAACCACGTATGATTTTAACTCTTGGTAATCATGAAGATCGTATTACACGTCATGTGAACAGTTGTCCAGAGCTTGATGGTTTCTTGGGAATGGATAGTTTAAAGTATGAAGCATTTGGTTGGGAGGTGTATCCATTCTTGACACCTGTAACTGTTGGAGGAATTTCTTATTGTCATTACTTCCAGAATGTTATGACAGGTAAACCGATGACAGGCACTGCAGCTAACATGCTTCCTAAACTTGGTAAGTCATTCTCAATGGGGCATCGTCAAACATTGGATATTGCAACACGTTATTTACAAATTGATGGTCAACAACAATTCGGTCTTGTTGCTGGCGCATTTTATCTGCATGAAGAGGATTATAAAGGTAAACAAGGTAATCATCATTGGAGAGGTATTGTTGTTAAGCATAATGTTAAGAATGGTAGTTACAATCCTATGATGGTTAGTATTGACTGGTTATTGGAAAACTATGGTGAAACTAAATGAGCATTTGGCAAATCCAGATTCCTCTTGGGAACTCACCAATTAGTTTAACATGCTTCTCTGACGGTACTCTAGGTTTCACACCAGTAATGGTGTTTACCACAATGATTGAAGAATACTTGAAGGATAAATTTTGTATTTGGGATTCGTTGGGATTCTCTCTTAATGGAAAACAGTACAATTATAATGTTAAATATGCGTACAAGAATCTTCCAGATATGTTAGAATACCTGCAGTCTCTGAAGATGGAGATGCCTCAGTTTCAATAGGAGATGTTATGGAAGTAATTAATATAAAATCAAAGTACGGATTGAGTGCTAAGATAATTGAATTCTTTGAAGGCAATACATTCGAGAAATGTGAATGTCTTAGAGTTGGAAACAACGAAAGAGGTCAGTTAGTAATTATTGTAGATTATAAGGAGAAAGATAAAAATGAAGCACAAAATTAATGATGTAGTAGATGTTTGTCACAAAGCTTCCTATAATGCTGGATGGTGGGTAGATAAGGAGGGATTTGATACACGAACAAATCCCATGTGTTTTAGTCAGAAGCTGATGTTGATTGTCTCTGAGATTGCAGAAGCTATGGAAGGAGATCGTAAAGATATTCCAGATGATAAATTACCACATCGAGATATGCGTGAAGTAGAACTTGCAGATGCTGTAATTCGTATTTGTGATCTAGCTGGAGCTTATAATATGGATTTAGGTGGAGCCATTGAGGAGAAGCTGAAATACAATGCTTCACGAGCAGATCACAAGAAAGAAAATCGTGAAGCTAGTGGTGGCAAGGCATACTAACATGAGGAAGCTTGTAGTAGGAGTAGGTTTTAATGACACTTCATATGAAGTACAACATTGCCCGTTCTATATAAGATGGAAAAGTATGTTGGTGAGATGCTACGACAAAAATTATTTAAAACACCGAGCAACTTACGAAAAATGTACAGTCTGTGATGAATGGCTTACTTTTAGTAACTTTAAAAAGTGGATGGAAGTACAAGATTGGGAAGGTAAAGTTCTTGATAAAGACATTCTTAGTGGAGATATAAAAATATACAGTCCAGAAACTTGTGTTTTTATAGATCGAAAAGTAAACAATTTGTTGTTAGATTCTGGAAGAACAAGAGGAGCGTACCCTATAGGTGTTACATACGATGCTAAATATGGATATTTTATTAGTAGGTGTAGTAACGGCAGCAATAAATCTGTATTCTTAGGAATATACACAAATGCTACCGATGCTCACGAAGCTTGGAGAAAATATAAACATGATCTAGCTTGTAAATTAGCGGAGCAGCAGACAAATCCAAGGGTTGCTGAAGCTTTACGAAACAAATACAAAATTAAGGAGAATACAGTATGATTAGTGTTTCATTATCAGATATCATTGCTTCTATCAAACTTGAAGAAGGTGTAGAGTACTCAGAAGTAGAATTGTTATCAACAGATACAGATGATTTAGTATTGCAATATGCCCATGACTTTGGACTTGACAATTCTGGAGGGTATGCTTTTGTATATAACAAACATCGAAACCTTCAGAATAAAGTAGTAGATGGTTTCAGGATTATTGGAGAAATTCGTAAAGATAGAGCTTTCTTGTCAAGCCCATTCTGTAGTACTGAAGATAGAGCCATTGCAGCAGCAGATAAGGATATTCATTTTGCTAAAGAATTGTTTGGCATGATGGGAGCTAAAGTTACATATGGTAGTTTACGAGAAGATATTGATGATTCTTCAGATATGTCAGAAGCTTCATATTTAGAAGAAAACTTCGATAGTTTTAGTAATACTTTAGCAACATATAATAAACTATGCTATAATATCCGTGGAGATGCTTACAATGACTATGGTAAGTTGAAGACTTATCAAGAATGGAAGAATACTTAACTAGTTGCAATTTTAGAGACGTAATGATATAATTGTTATTCGTCTCTAAATTAGAAAGGAAACAAATGACAAAGTTACGAGAGGCTACGAATAGCTTTACAATTAAATATCCTAAGCTGGTAGAATTTGCAGATTTACAACTAAATGAGTTTTACTGGAAATGGGCTGAAATTCAAGTACATAAAGATAAGCATCAATTCTTGACAGAGTTATCAGAAGCTGAAAAACATGCAGTATTGACAGCAGCTAAATTATTTGTCAAATATGAAAGTTTTGTAGGTAATGAATTCTGGATGAACCGTGTAATGAAGATGTTCCCACGTCCAGAAGTAGAACGTCTAGCAGCAACATTTGGTATGGTGGAGTTGGCAATTCATAGCCCATTCTATCAAGCATTGAATACACAACTAGGACTTGACACAGATGAGTTTTGGGAAAGCTATTTAGATGACCCTGACATGACTTCTCGGATGGAATTCTTAAATAGTTTTGTAGACAGTGATGATGATCGTTTAGCATTAGCAGTATTCTCTATGATGGAAGGTGCAATTCTTTTTAGTAGTTTTGCTCTATTCAAATCATTTAATAGCAATGGTCATAACTTACTAGTGAACTTTGGTGCAGGTATTAACCAATCAGCATTAGATGAGGGTTTACATCATGACGCTGGAGCCTACTTGTTCCGTCAAGACTTGAAAGAATCTCGCTTAAGTAAAGAAGCTAAAGAAGAATTGTTTGCAAAGATTAAAGAAGCTGCTGTAAAACTCTATGAACATGAAGAAGCTATTATTGAAAAGTTCCATGAGAAGGGGGATTTGCGAGGTATTACTAAAGACCAATTCAAAGTGTTTATCAAATCTCGTCTGAATTACTGTTTGAATAACTTCGGTATTGACCCTGTGTTTGATATTGAAGGTGTTGACAATCCTGTAGAGGGATGGTTTGGTAATAAGATTAAAGGTTATGTTGCTAATGATTTCTTTAACACACTCGGTAGAGAATATTCTACACGGTTTACAGAGTCTAAGTATGGGTGGAAAGTAAATGATTAATTTAATGCTAGGCGATTGCCTTGAAAGAATGAAAGAGATTCCAGATGAGAGTGTTGATTTGATTCTCACAGACCCTCCATATGGAACTACAGCTTGTAAATGGGATAGTGTCATTGATTTACCCCTTATGTGGGAACAGCTCAAGAGGGTGATAAAACCTAACGGAGCTATTGTTCTGTTTGCACAAACTCCATTTGATAAGGTTCTAGGAGCTTCCAATATTGAAATGTTAAAGTATGAGTGGATTTGGGAGAAGACTGCTGCCACTGGGCATCTCAATGCTAAAAAGGCTCCAATGAAGGCTCATGAGAATGTTCTTGTGTTCTATAACAAGCAACCTGTGTACAATCCGCAGAAGCTTTATAATCAGCCTCCAACTAACTCATACACAAAAAGAAATGGCGATGGGGAATGTTATGGTAAGACAATCGAAGTCTCTGGAGGTGGAGATACAGAGCGATATCCAAGAAGTGTTCAAATATTTAAAAGTGATAAACAAAAAATAAGCTTGCATCCAACTCAGAAACCAGTTGCTCTTATGGAATATTTAATCAAGACTTATTCTAATGAAGGTGAAACTGTATTAGACTTTACAATGGGTAGCGGAACAACAGGTGTAGCTTGTGTAAATACTAGCAGAAAGTTTATTGGTATTGAAATGGATGAAAAATATTTTGAGATTGCGACTAACCGTATTAACGTAGCAAAGGAGCAAGTATGAGTAAAAAGAAAGATTTAAACTACGAAGATTATTCAGAGCTTCGTAAGCAAGGGCAAGCTGCAGGAGTTGTACCGGAGTGGATGCAAACTGCAGGTTTACAAATGTTCATGAAGAAGTATCTGTATCAAGCTGATGAGCCTTACGATCAATTTAAGCGTATTGCAATGACATTATCTGAGTATGCACCTACGATGTTGTCTACAGATTATGCTCCAATGTTCGACGGTGTTTGTACAACTAAAAATGATTTCAAAGAATACTGGAACAAGAAGTTCTTTAACGTTCTCTGGAAAGGCTACTTAGCTTGCTCTACTCCTCTGTTAGCAAATACTGGAACAGATCGTGGACTTCCTGTATCATGCTCAGGTGGTATCCCAATTGAAGACAGTGTATTGGGCTTCTCAGAAGCTGCTACAGAGGTTGCGATGTTGACGAAGCATGGCTTCGGCACTGCTGTAGACCTTAGTAACATTCGACATCGTGGCAGTGAGTTTAAAGGTGGTGGTAAAGCTGGTGGAGTAATGCCTGTAGCAGAGTGGATGGATTTTGTTACTACAAACGTATCACAAGGAGCTGCAAGACGTGGTGCAGTGGCTGTGTATCTTGATATTCACCACAAAGACTTCTACGAGTTGGCAGAGTACTTGCAACACAATCCTGATAAGCTTAATGTGGGTTGGAAGATTAATGATAAGTTCATTGAGAAGCTTGAAGCTGGTAACAAAGAAGCTCACAAGCGTTTCAACAAAGCTTTGTACGTTAAATCTTTAACTGGCAAGGGATACTTCCAATTCATTGATAAAGCCAATCGTTTGAAAGGTGAAGCGTATGAGAAGTTTGATTTAGATGTAGCAGCTTCTAACTTATGTAATGAAGTGATGTTACACTCTGATAAAGATCATACTTACACTTGTGTGTTGGCATGGATGAATTTGAGTAAGTATGATGAGTGGAAAGATACTGATGCTGTATTTGTAGCTACGGTGTTCTTGGATTGCGTAGTATCCTATTTCATTGACAAAGCTGAAGGTGTCAAAGGGCTTGAGAAAGCTGTACGAATGACTAAGAAGGGTAGAGCTATTGGTCTTGGTGCAGGAGGCTTACATACATTGTTCCAGAAGCGTATGTTACCTTTTGAATCTACTGATGCTTACTTGCTGAATAAAGAAATCTTTGAATATATTGACAAGGAATCTTTGAAAGCGTCTAAAGCATTAGCAGAAGCTGAAGGTGAACCTTGGTGGTGTAAAGGGCTTGGTATTCGTTTTACTCATCGTATGAATGTTGCACCAACAAAGAGTACAGCATTGATTTATGGTGGTATTAGTGAAGGTATTAATCCTGATGTAGCCTATAGCTTCACACAATCTACTGCAGCAGGAGAAGTAGCACGAGTAATGCCAGTGTTGTTAGATTTGATTAAGTCTAAAGGTTTGAATGTTGAAGAGTGTATTGCAGATGTTGAGAAAGCTAAAGGAAGTGTACAACGTGTAACATGGTTGACACCAGAAGAGAAAGCTGTGTTTAAGACAGGTTTTGAAATTCCACAAGAAGCTATCTTACGTTTGGCAAGTAGTCGCCAACGTTATATTGACCAAGGGCAGAGTTTGAACATGTTCATTGACAAACGACACGATGAAGCGTATATTTCATACATTCATCAACTAGCTTTCAAAGACCCGTACATCAAAGGATTATACTATTTGATTGGGAAGCGTGAAGGTGATTTAGATGATGTAGTTGAAGAACCTGTAGTTTGTGAAAGTTGTCAATGAAAAAGTTATTTGGTGTTGGTATAAGTAATAACGGAAAATATCCAAGATATGTCAAAGATACTAATGGGAAAAAGAAACCTTCAAGAGAATACAGATTGTGGGTAAACATGCTAAACAGATGTTATTCTGAAAAAGAATTGGAAAGAAATCCTTGTTACACTGGAT